GTTGCGATTCTTAATATCTCCTTGCATAAAGATACCTTCAATAAAGTAATTCTTTTTACCGTCTTCTTTAGCTTCGGTAATTACTTCGCAACTTTCTGTATATTCTGTTATTAAATTCATAGCTTTTACCTATTTATAAGTTATTCTTAGCAAATTCCAAGATTTCACTATATCCTGCTTCATCAGCAACCATAACCTTCCACATTTCTTTAGAATTTATTTCAGTTAATTCTTCGAACATTTTATTTAATAATGCTGCATCTTCTTCTGTAATTTCAACTGAAGTTGCATTTTCTAAATCAAATTTTCCTGCTTCAATAGATTCTCCAAAGGCTTTGGCAAATATCTTAGCCGCTCCCATTGGACGGCCTGTTACCATTTGTTCGCCTTTAGCATATGCATATAATGATTTAACATTTGAAAATACTTCTGCTAATTTATTTTGCCACCACTCTTCAGGATCTACATTTTCTCCTAGGTAATCAGCAATCTCGTTCGATGCGTAACATATAAATTCTAACTGTCTCATCATCATAGGAATTTCTTGTTGGGGACTTTCAAGCAATTCTTCCTCTGTAGAAACTTTATTCAACATTTCTTTGAATGTTAGACTGATTGTTTTACCGTTTGAATCTTTAATTGTAACTTGACTTGGAGCAGGCTTTGGCTGTTGTGTCAACGTATCTGCAGCCTCTGATTCTTTTTTATCTGATTTCTTTTTAGGATGCTTTTCCGCATTAAGCCGATCTCCGCCACAACCAGACTCTCCAAGTTCATCCATGCACATATCTACCATTGCTTTAAGTTTGTCTTCATCAGCTTCTGGGTGCATTTTCTTTATTTCTACAAAGCTTAATCCATCTTTACACATGTCCATAACATGAGATTTTGAAGGCATATGTGTTTCTTCTTCCATTGAATCATCTTTCTTTTTGTCTGATTCTTTAACCTTCTTATTTACTCCAAGTATTTCAGTAATAGATTTTTTAATCTCTACTTCTTCTTTAGCAACTTGTTTACCTGCACCTGCGCGCTGAGGTAGCGTTTGTGCTACTTTATTTTTGTATGCCTTATCGTAGTCAGCTTCGTCGTTAACCTTATCGGCAGGTCTCTTTGCATCTTCTTTACCTGCTATCTCTCCAGTAAAAACGTGGTCAGGAGCAACAGGATGACGTATTAATTCAATTGTGTGTTGATCCTTAAAGCGCATTTCTTCGGGAGACTTTGGCTGGGCAACTTCCGAAACTAGATCTTTAAAATTTTTCATGTTTAGTCCCTAATATTTAATTTATATTACCTATTTATATTAAAAAGGATTATCCTCGTCTTCATGACCTCCAGCATCCTTTTCCTGCTGTATTTCATCTTCCATTGTTTGCATATCTTCGTCAGACATTTGAAGAACATTACGTGTAATCCACTGATGAGAGAAATACTTTCCAGTATATTCTGATATATCTCTGAGAGTATTCAATCTTTCTCTCAAAATTTCAGCTTCCTTCAATTCTTCAAAATAGTTATCCTTAACGAAGTCATACCTTAAGTCGTTTCTAATTTCGTTAAACTCTTCAGGTGTTAATATACCTTTAAGTACTAACTGTTTTTCTAAAACGACATTAAACAACCATGAAAAACGAGTCCTAATTCTCCTAATAAATTTGCCAAACTTTAATTCGTCTCGAGTAATCTCGGACGTTCTACCAAAGGTTGCCATTGCTTCTGGCTCTAAACGAGTTAAGGGTACTTTCAACGCCTTATATAATTTACGTTGAAAATACTCTAAGTTTTCGTTTCCACTCAAACCTGGTGCATTACCACCAGCTAAAGTATCTACCTCTGTTGATCTTTCGCCACCTCTACGAGGAAACCAAAAATCTTCAGTCATTGTTAACATTTTTCTAGCATCGGTGATTTCACCTGTACCAGAGTTATATTGTAATTTGTTCTTATGGCGAGACATCATATCTCTTAAATACTGTTCCGCCTTATTCTTTGGCAAATTACCTACATCAATATAAAAAATCCTTCTTTCCGGTGCTCTCGTTAACGTATAGATAACAACAGCATCTTCCAACATACGAAGTTGATTTAACGCCTTCGTTGCTGGATGTAAATGAGATAATACCAAACTGTTATTCTCATTCATCAAGCCTGAAGTTACTCTTGCTATAGAGTCCTTCGCAATTTTTATTCCTGATGTACTTGTAGAGCCACCGGCTCCTGTACCTGCGTTCTGAAACCCAGTTTCAGAATACATATAATATTCATTCTTAACTTTCTTAACAGGTACACCAGAGTGTTTATCTTTCTGTTTTTTATCAACTTCTCGAATTAACTTTAGTTTTCGAGGATCAACATATCTTAATTCAACTACACCTTTCTTTACGTCATCAGGATCAATAATAATATGATAGTTCAATCTCCCATCAACGTAAAATTTTGAAAACATATCATAAGCATTGTTTGTAAAATCAAATAATGCAAGTATGCTATCAAATTCTTTAACAACAGTCTTCTTTACTTTATCAGGTAAATCGGTTTCTCCTAACGAGATCTCAACAACCCTATCATCTGTATCGACACTAATTGCTTCGTTCACAATGTCATCCAGAGCCTGACTTATTTCAGGTTGCATTGCCATGTGACGATATTTTGTAATAAGTTCAGATTCCGTTTTAGCGGAACCTTCCATATCCAAAATTGTATTATAAAATCCACCGAGAGCATTACCAACCGTAATTGCTCCATCTTCATTAGAGGGTTCGGCAAAAGAAACCGGTATCGCGGTCTCCTCTTCTGCCCTCTTTATATCAAAGCCAAAAATTTTCAAAATATCACCTATTTAATTATGTAGTAGGAATTCCAGTTGCACCCTCAACTCTCCATAAATCATATGAGAAGGTTGCAGAGAATTCCTGAATTGCGTCGTTAGTTGACCAATCCATTGCGATCTGTGAAACCCCAGTTGGGAACAGACCTTCAAAAACATACGTTCTAATTGGATCACCGCTTTTACTGTATTGAGTAATCAATGCATTGGATTTATAATCCTGCGGTAATGAGCGTACATTTGAATCATGCGAATTTAACGCATTCAACCACGCTTCCAATGAGTTACGTACTAAGAAATCTTCATCATTTATTACTGTTACTTCCCAATCAGCAAATGTTCTATCGCCAGCATATTTAACCTGTCTTCCAAAGTATGGAACCGTAAATGATGCCACATCAGACGCAGGTAACCCCGCAGTCTTAATCATAAACGGTGCCTTAAAGTCGGCAGACGGATCTACTGGGTTGAGGATTTGCACTTGGAATAGATTGGAACGAGCACCACCGCCAGTAAGCTGCGATTTAAACTCATTTATATTAAATGCCATTCTTATTCTCCTTTATTTAAAATATTTATACTGTTAGAGCGATCCAACAATTTCTTCAAACTCAACCCCGCTTCTTGTAGCAACAAAGGTTAGCTCAATCACATTGATTGAACGTGCAGGCTTAATAAAGATATTAGCTCTGAACTTACTTTGATCTACAATTGCTGGTGTATTAACTGTTTCATCAGAAACTACTCTAAAATCAACAATACCTCTTCTGCCTTGAATATCTCTCAAGAATGGTTCAACAATTCCCTTGAACTGAGCTTGAGTAAATTCATCGTTCATTTCAAATAAGAACGATTGAGCAGCATTTGCGATTGCCTTTTCAACTGCAATGAATAGCCTTCTAACATTGATTCTATCAAATGCACTGTTCTGACCTAAACCTGTCTTATCACCGAATAGGACAATTCCTTGACCTACTTGACTCATTATTGGATTAACTTCAGCACTGTATAATTGATCTCTTTGAGCCTTGTTAGGATTAAAGGCAAGTTTCACAACATTTTTGATTACACCCTTACGGAAACCTGCAGGAGATTCAAAAGGTTCAACTCTTGAAGAAAGACCTGCTACATCACCATTAAGCGGAGTATATCGGTATACATCGTTGTATCTGTCGTATCTGTATTTGTAACCAGAATCCATTACATAGTATGAAGAACTAGGTAAAGCATTCTTATATGCAATTACATTTGCGAGTTTAGTTTCTGTTTTGCTTTCGTCAACTACATCAGACTTAGCAGGTGAGATAAACGCGATCGTATCTTTTCTGTAATCTGCAATGTTAGATATAAGGTATGTAGCAAGATTACCTGCATCATCACCTTTACCTTGTAATACAAAAGAAACATCAATTTCATTTGAACTCTTAAACAAATCGTATCCTGCAGCAAGATCTGCTAACGTTGCCGCTGATTCAGTTCTACCTGCTGTTCCACTTGCTAATGATTCATATTCTTTTGTTTTTGATTCAAAATGAGTTGTGTTAGCAACTTTGACCCAAGCTGATTCTTGTTCAACAACTTCTTTATAGTAATTAGTCTTACCGCTTGATAGTTTTGCTGTGGGTGAAATTGATACATCAGAATATGTTTCTAGTAATGTTCCTACTGTTCCACTAATTAATCCATCTTCGTCAATAACGGCAATATGATAGTTACCAGTTTGTGGTGCCTTACCGAAAGAACCTGAATATCCCCATTTCCTTTCAATGGAAAGTTTATTCAAATCAGTTTCAGGAAGTCTGAATGCTTGACCTAAAGTAACTGTGTAGTGGTATGCTGTAGTTAATACTGTATTTGCAGTAGGATCACCAGCAGAGTCTCTTGCTTCTTCAACAATTGAAGAAACTGGAATTGATTGGTATCCAACTGAATCGTTACCAATTACAAAAATATCACCGTCTGCGATATCTGCAACTGTAATTCTCTTTGCTGGTGCAACTTCGAAACCTAATGAAGTTGCGTTAAAAGTAGTTGTTTGACTGGTGTTCTGCTGTACACTATTTCCAGTTATTCTTGTTGAAGGAATATCACCTACAACAATAATATCTGAAGCAAAAGTAGTATCTTTAACATACGCAACTTCCAAGGAATTACCAAGATCCCCAGGATATTTGGCATCGAATGAACCAAACGTATGTAATGCACTGTTAGCATTTGACGTATCGGAAGCCGATGCTGCAACTGCGCCATTATCGACACGAGCTACATATAAAGCATTTGCGTATGAAAGGTAATCTGCTGCTACAAAGAATGTTTCATAGTTGCTGTCATCAGGTGTACTGAAACGATTTACTAATTCATTCTCTGAAGAAACAAGTACTGCCTCGCCAACAGGACCCCATCTGAAAACACCAGCTACTGCTGCAGGCGGTGTTGCGATGGCAGGAACCGATGCTGATGCGTCCACCTCTCGAACAATTACGGAAGGACTTACGGAAAAAGCCATATTATTCTCCTTTAAATTATTATCTATTTAAAACCTATTTTTAATTTATAGTTATCACAGTTTTATTTATAAAAAATGTTATATCTCAAAACTTCTCTGAGGATATTCGATCCAACCTTGCTCATCAGCTATAGGATCTCCTGTATCAATAAACCCAAAAGGTAACAATTCTTCATCAAGCTGTTGTTCTGTTTTTTCTTTTAAAGCCGCTAGTGTATTAATATCTGTCAGTTCTCTAAAAAACCTTTGGTCTGATAACCAGGCAAATATAACTAAATTCATGGCGAGATCATCGTTACATCCCGCTTCAGCTTCATAAGAATTACCTTTTTTGGAAAATCGTGATAACTCCTGTATTGTATTATAATCTTGTATTATTAACTGATTTTGTTCAATTAATAACTTCAAAATAGAACAACCTTTAGATTTTACACTTTTTGTTGTTCGTATTCCATGATCTGCGCGCTTCCCTCCAAAACCACTTGAAACTTGCTTGCCTGCTCGACCTGCATTTTCTGTGAAGAGAAGATTCTCATAGCCGTAGTCCATTAAGAGTACATCGGCAACTTGTTCACCGATATCATTAATCTCAATCAATATAGCACTCTCATTATACATCAGCCCTATTCTATATATAACGGAGGCAAAGTCTACTGGACTTATAGTATTATCCTGAAAGCAACAAACTTGCTTATACGGCATTTCCGTTACATCAAATATAGTAAAGGTTGAATAGTCTAATCCTTTACCTCTTGATACATCGACCGTCATTACATACGAATGACCCGGCTCGGTCTTATCGTATTGCGTAACGTTTTCGCTTTCAGCTATTGGGCGTGAAGGAGCAAGTTCTTTTAATTTTGCTCCACTTATAAGAGTTCCTGAACTGCCTAAAAATTGACAGCAGTACTCTTGATTAAATTTTTCTATATCAAAGTCTAATGCTTCGAGAGTTTCTTCTTTCCATACTTCATCTCTACCGGGTACATCGTGCCACATAACCTCAACATATTCATAACCGTTTGTACCTTCTTTAGCACCTTTACATGTTTTCCAAAAGTGGTTTAAACCATTCGGAGTGGAAGTCATCAATAGTTTTGTACTCGAACCTGATGAGATTGTTGGATATACAGAAGCAAAGAATTCATCGAAGCCTTCAATAAATGCAACCTCATCAAGATATAGAAAAGAAATAGACTTACCACGAATGGCGCTTGAAGTAGTTGTTCCTGCATATATCTTACAACCATTTTCAAGAGTTATGTTACCTTTATTCCATTCTTCAATACCTTGCTGCATCCATTTAGGTAAAGCCTCATAAGCTAATTGAATACGACTTAACACCTCTCTGGCTGCATCACCTTTGTTTGCTAATATGGCTATTGTTTTAAATTCGTTAAATAAAATGTAATGTAATATAACAGCAACCGCAGTTGTAGTTTTACCACTTTGTCTTGCAGTTAATACAGCAACACGTCTTGTATCTGTAATTTTTCTTGTAATTTCTTTTTGGTAATCATACATATTCAGCTTAACTAAACCTTTATCAACATGTACGATTTTAATATAATTTTCGGCGAAGTAAACAGGATCTTGTGCGCATTTCATATACTCTTTTAACATTTCAGGAGTAAATTCAATTTGCTCTCCAATCTTTTTAAGATAAGAGTTACCTAAGTATCCTCTATCCATCTTCTTTATCACCTTTTATCATTTTCAATAAATCTGCAGTAGATACTATTAAATTGTTATTTGTAATTTGTGCTTGATTTGAAGTATCTTCTTCTTTAGCATATCTTTTCTTTGTTGACATTTCTACGTAATCTTTGTTTGCATCTAATAATGTTTTCATAAGAGTTGATACAACCTCAAATGCTCGAGGTGATTCAGATTGCTTTGCTATCTCAACCATTTCTTTAACTGAATCGTCTCCAAGATTAATAATATTCTCAATATTTGCCTTTGCCAATTCGATATCTTGTAAGTTTTCTTCAGCTTCTTTTGATATAATAGCAGGAGGTTGAACTACACTTTCTTGCGGTAAGTTTTTTACATCGTCTACACTTTCTATAAACTCTTCCTTTTCATTTGTTGAAAAAGAATTAAGTGGAAGATCATGTCTTGTTTCTGGATTCAATCTTTCTAATGCTTCTTGTTTCTCAGCCTCAACTTCTTCAAGTGGTCTCATATTAAGTGCCTGTGCTATTTTATCATCAGTCATAGTATTATTTATCCTTCGGTGGTCATCTTCCAATCACCGTCTTTGTTTACCCAGGCGCAAGATTTTCTTAACACTGATGTACTAAATCTATGATCTCGTTTATTAAAGAACAGTTCAATATCTCTTTTACGACAAATATCTTTTCCTGTAAATTCTTTGTCTCTATATTCTTCACCTAATATACGAACGTGTATTGTATATAATTCCAATATATCTTCGAGATCTCTTTCCGTCGAATAAGGAATAATTTCATCAACATAGCTTATTGCTTTTAGTTGTGTATACCTTTCGACAATAGTTTGGATAGGCCGGTTCTTTTCCTTTGGTCTATCAAGGGCAGGATCTTGTTGTAACCCCACAATTAAATAATCACATTGCTCTTTTGCATCTCTCAGCATTTGAACATGTCCAGCATGAAGTAGGTCAAAGCTACTACAAGTAAATCCAATTTTCATAATATTCTTCCTTCTTAACTTGGTTCTGTATCAGAGATTTGCTCGATAAAGTCCCA